GTGGGCCACAGTCCTACGCTCTGTGACCCACTGCCAGCTTTTGACTGGGGCTAGATTTAGCTAGCTCCACCCTTGAAGTACCCGATATGGGATGCATGGGTTAAACCACCGTCAAGCCTAATCAGGCCGCGATATGTGATTGTGTCTGTGTTGAACGCGAAGTCGGTTGACTGGTCAACACGGATTCCACCTGCAACGCGAACCTTGAAGCTTGGTAGGTGACCGAACAATACAGACTTAGCTGCTGTTCCTACTGCTGCAACATTTGGGTTCTCGTACACTGGGTAGCCAAGCAAGGTTGCTGGCTGTCCTGGTACTGCTGAGTTGGTCCAGATGTAGTTTCCTGCACCATCCTTCAGCTTGCGAGCGGCTGCGATTCCAGTCTTGCTCATCTGGAAACCTAGGCCTGGTAGTACGCGAGCGCCATCGGCGATTCCGTATACAAGGTCAATTAGGTTTTCGTATGAAGCAGCACCGGAAACACCAGTTCCACCAGTTACTACTGAGCCTGCGGCTGCGGATAGCTTTGTGGTTAGAACGGAGTTTGCCTGCAAACCTAGAGAAGTACCTAGTTGCTGTGCGATGTAGCTAGTGATGTTAAATCCGGCATCGGACACTAGTTCTTGAGCCACCTGGACGAGCGCACCATATTTCTCAGCTCCAAGAGTGATGGATGAGAATGTTGGGTTGGACTCTGAGATGGTTCCTGCTGCTGCTACCGAACCAGAGGTTGAAGTAGCTGTAACAGTTGGGATTACTAGGTTCTCACCTGAAGTGGTGTTGAAAACCTCAGAAACAGTTAGCATTGGGCCAACTAGCTGAGCGATCTCGAATACCTGGTCATAGAAAGACTGACCAACAGTGTTAGCGGATGGAACTAGAGTACGAACCTCGCGAGCGAAGTCGTATCCGCGCATTTCGCCAGAAGCGATTGAGCGAAGGATGTCAGCGTCAGAGTTTGTCTGTGCTGGCATGGATGGTGTGAATGAAGCTGCTGCCTCAGATGCGCGAGCTTCGCGGTCTGCTAGCTTGCGAGCGGTTTCGATAGCTGTGTCGGCTGAGTCAATGTCAGCTTCGATACGAGCAATCTTTTGGTTTTCTTCAGCGGATAGTCCACGCTTCTCAGCCTGTGCAAAGTCAAGAACTTCTCTTGCCTGTGCGATCAGGTTGTTGCGAGCATCCATCTGTGACTTGATAAAGTCAGACATTTGTATCTCCTAAATAGATTGATTTTGGGGTTTCTGCGGTGCTGACACTCAACAGACAGCGGTGCTTACACTCAACTGTTAGCTTCAAGTTTATAGGCAAAAGAAAACCCCAGCTCAGAAAGGGGGCTGAGCTGGGGTTAAAGAAACTCTATCGGGTTTCTTTACTGTCAACAACCCTTGCTTCTTTGGCTGGGTTGTATGAGTTTGTGTTGTCTAGCTCCCATACTGCTTTTGCTAGATCATCGGCCATCTCAGCGATTATGCCAACCGAAGGGTCGCCAGCAGCTCTTAGGATTGCTTTCTTGATTTCATCTTTGCTTGCCATGTTTATATCCTTTTCAGTAGAAGGTCGAACTGCTTTTTCTTGAGGTCTAGCAGGTCAAGGCCATTGTCAATTACTTCTGCGACCTCTGGCTGTGCCTTGAGCTTGTTTACTACATCAGTGATTAGCTCTGCGCTCTTGTCGTCAAGTTCTTCACCGGACTCTAGCCTTAGTAGAGCGTCTGCTAGCTCGTCAGCATTGATGCTTGGAGCTGACCGAACTGTGGCTGTGGTTGACGGATAGGCGGGAAAACTTACGATTGATGTTTCGAAAAGTCTTACTGACTCCAAAGTTCTTGTCTGACCATCTCTTGACCAAGAATCTTTGATGACATTGAAACCGAAGCTCATTGAGTCAATTACCTTGGTGCGAAGAAGCTCAGCGATGTCGCGACCTCTAGTTGTGTTTGGAAGCTTGGCTGTAACTCTTAGACCGACTTCATCTTCAACAAGTTGCATAGTGCCACCTCTTAGGGAAGCCAGAGGCTCACCTGAGTCATGGTTCCAAAGAAGTTTGACCTCATTGCGAGATTGTAAAGAACGCTTGAAAGCACCTGGCGCAACATACTCGACAAAACCACCTAAATCTTCTGATGGACTATTGAACACAGACGCGTAACCAGTAAAGGTCATGCCGTCACCCTCAGCCCTGATTTCAAAGTCAACGCTGTTGGTTCTTACTTCTGGCTCTTTTGACTGAGCCTGTGGGCCGTCAATCTTTAGGGCAATAGCTCTCGCTACATCAAGCCACTTGTTCTTATTGTCCATGCTGTTAGTTTCCTCTGCTCTGATTCTAGCAACAACCGAATCAGCGTAGTCTTTAGTCCGTTGCGCTGCTCGTTTGCTTGGCCCTGATCCCCATAGCAAATGTGCAACGACACCGGCAGATGGATAGTTGTCAGAGTCTGGGTTTGCGTTTGGTGAGTCAAGGTCAACTAGGTGACGAGCAATCCAAGCAGCTAGGCGAACCCACTTGTCATCAGATACGCGACCTTCGGCCATGTCCCTAGCTTCGCTAACAGTCTGAGCTGTTACGCCATCGCCAGCTAGACCTTCTTCGTAATACTCAAGTCCACGCCGAGCTGCTGCTCTCATGTAAGCAGGAGCTTCTTGGTTTATAGCCCTGAAGTCATCAGGAGTGTCATCCATTGGCTCATCCATTGGTTCTTCTTCAACCTCATAGGCAATCATCTTTGGTGTTGGTATCTTTTCCAACTGAAAAACATTTATGACCATCATCTTGTCGGTTGGCTCAAAGATTCCATCTTCGTATTCAAACAACCGAACCACAGCAAACTGTCCCTCGACCATGACAATCTGTGCTGCAATCCTTGGGTCAAGTGGCGACCAAGAAACATAGTCGTCAATAGCTAGTGAACCGATTGCTGCTCTTTCGCCAACAAACTCTGTATCTTCTGCAATGCTGATGGCTACTGCCTGATCAATAGCAGACTGCTTAGAGTCGTGACAAGCAACTAGCTCGCCATCTTCTTTTTCGACTGCCCAGTTAGGACATTCTGAATTACTGTCGGTTATGTAGTAAGGCATTATTTGACCACCAGTATTCTTAGGTTGCAATTACTATCAGCGATTGCGTAAAGCTCATCCATCGGTAGCAACTGAATAACGCTTGTCTGTGTTGCAACAGCATGCATGCCATTGGTCAAGGTTACATCTGGCCCACCAATAAATATTTCCCTGTTTTGGTTATGTTCGTGATTGTGAATACAAATATGCTGAACACCAACGCTGGCTGGGACAACTAAAGTTCTCACATTAGCCACAAGGTCGTAGCCATAAGTCTTGACAGTCATTAGACCTCGTAAACAGCTTCTGGGTCTGTTGGGTCAATCTGAGCCACACCTTGCAGTTGAACCGAAGGCAAACCTGTGTGAGCAATCTCTGGCAAGCCAAGAGCTGATAGAACCTCGGCTGGTGAGAATCCTGACTGGACTAACTGAGCAACCATGTAAACCTTCTTCTCGTTGGTAATGGTTTCGGTGTCAGCCAAATCAATGTTGGCTAGTGGAACTCGGTACTGGTCACCCTGGTCAACTGGCGGCATGTCCTCTAGTCTGCGAATGTCGTTAGTCGAGTAGAAACCTGCTTGCGCTCCAACTGAATAGGACCGAATCCTAGCTTCTAGGTCAGCGCGTAGAAGATCGTTGAACTGGAACTTGATAAAGGCATCGCCTGGTAGCAAGCGCGAGAAAGCAGCCTCTACCTTCTCAGCGATTGGGCGAAGTGTCATGGAAATAAACTGAAGGTTGTTTTGTTCAACCGAAGCGTAGCTTGCTGTGCCAGGAACGCCTAGTAGGTGTAAAGGCACATTGAAAGCTCTTGCAATTTCTTCTACTGCAAACTTGCGTGACTCTAGCGCCTGTGATGATTCAGGGTCAGTCTGAGTAGAAACAAACTTAGCTCCACCGGATAGAACACCAGTCTTGTGTGCGCGTCTTGATCCGTTGCGGTGTCTTGCGTCAAAGCCATCAGCTAGTTGTTTTGCTTGCTCAGAGGTCAAGTTGCCAGGAAACTCGATAACTCCAGCAGCAGAAGCGCCAGTACCGAAGAATCGTGCTGCGTAGTCGCTTAGTGCGATGTTTAGACCTAGTGACTGCTTTAGAGTTTCTACTCTGCTTAGTCCTTTTAGGTCACCTGGAAGAATAAGGTCAACGATGTGGATAATCTCGTCACCCGAAAGTGGTTTGTTCTCACCTTGGTACATGTAAACCTTGCGACCAATCTTGGAACGCTCTACTTCTACTTTTTCTGGGTTTAGGTTTACAAGGTTTACAACTTGACCTTGTGCATCGCGGAAAACGCGAGTGTAAGAATTGCCATGAACGAGCAAGCTTGAAAAGACCTGCTGAAAGAACGCTGCTCTCGTGCTTAGGTCAATGTCAGGCTGATCTAACCAAACAGGTCTGGGGTTCAAGGGTCGGCGGATTGGACCGACTCTTAGGTAAGCCCCACATGGCAAAGTCGAAATAGTGTCTGAGATAAGACTGACTGCTGAAAAGAAAGCAACAATCTCAAAAGACTTTTTTGTAGTGACATTTACGCCAGCTTCGCTTTGTAAGCCCCAAGGTTCACCTGCACCCCAAACAGTTTGAAAACTGACAGCTCTTTGCTCAAAAAGGTTACCTAGCATTACTTACTTCTTTCAATGGCTATACCGAATACTAAAAGTCCAGCTCCTAGCAGAACTAAGCCGGCTGGTGGATAAATAAAGGCCGCACCGAGTGAGATTGTCAAGATGCCTGTCGCCTGAAGAATAGTCGCTGTCATTACCAACCTAATTGAAAAATTGCGGTGTTAGTTCATCCTCTAGTTTACTGCTATTTATACACCTGTCCAAAGCAATTACAGCAGCAATAGCAGCGTCAATCTTTCTTGGGCTACTGGCAGACTCTTTTGTGATCCTTCTGCCCTGTCTGTCCGATTTGACGACTGTGTTGTCTAAATGCCTAGTTAGCACCGGATTCCCGTCATGTGTGATGGTTTGCTCGGTTACAGCGTCATAGAAGATTTGACAAGCAGGAACAATACGAGCGGCTGAGTAGGTTGGAAAGGCTACAACTGGAAAACCCATGTCCTCAAGCATTACCATCGTCTTTTGCCAGCGCGGGGGGTCAAAGACAAGTTCTCGGACATTTCTGTATTTGGTGCAGAACTGAATAATGACATCTTCGACCTCTAGGGTTGGAACACGCCAGCTAGCGTCATCTTCTGAGGTCTTCTCCCAAACAGCGATTGTAAAGATGTGTGGTTTGTCGTTTTCATCTCTTGGCAACCGAACACCGATTACTGCTGTCGAGTCATTTGACCAAGAGCCGTCAAAACCGATGATAAATTCGTCATCTTCGTTGTAATCCGAGTCAACTTGCAGTTTTTCCCATGCGCCAGAGGGTAACCAGCTATCTTTTGATGAAACCCACTGATTTACCCTTTTACGCCTAAATTCTGACTCTGGAGTACGCAAAACGGCTGATTCAAAGTCTGACCGAGCGCAAATGTCGTCAAAACCAGGGTTAGACAGTTGCCAGGTTGCAGGATTGTCATAAGGCATGTCTTGAGGTGCTTCCCACCAAGCCATAAAGAAAGTTGGGTCGTTTATTTCACCTCTTGCAACCTTCTGACCATACTGATACATCGCATAAGCGATTGAGTCCCCGCCTGTGCTGTCTGATTTCACACCAGCAGTTGTAATGGCAATCATTGTGGCAAGGTTGCCTCGCGCACCCTGAGCAAGTTGCATAACATCCCAGAGTTCGCGATTGGGCTGTGCATGGGCCTCATCGAAGATGGTCATAGTTGGCGATAGACCTTCTTTAGAAAAGGCTTCGGCTGATAGCACTCTGTAAACCGAACCGGTGCTTGGCACTTCAATCGCATCTCTATAAAGTTTGCAGATTTCTGATAATTCGCTTGCTTCTATCAGTTTTTTAGTGTCACCGAACACTAAGCGAGCCTGATCCTTGTCAGCAGCACAAGAATAGACTTCTGCACCTCTAATTCCTGAGCCAACAAGCCCATAAGCGGCAACAACCGACATAAGTGAGCTTTTTCCGTTTTTCCTTGGAACTCCGACATAAGAAACTCGGTTTTTTAGTCCTTTGTCATCGTGAGCGAATAAATGGCGTAAAAGTTCTGTTTGCCAAGGTCTAAGTTCCATAGGCGTACCTGCTTTGCCCGCAACCGAGTCTTTTGTGATAATTCCGAAGGCTTCAGCAAAATCAATGACATCTTCGCCCTCGCCGTTCTCTAATTCGGCTTTGCTAATTGGTGTCAGCCAAAGCGGGGGCCAGTTACTGACGCTTTTCAAGCTCACGCTTTGTCCTTCTGGCAAATAGTTCTTCTAGCTTTGACTCTCGCTTGACTTCGGCTAAACCGAGTCTTGATCTAGCCTCTGGCGAAAAGCCGAGCTTATTGATGTTTGACGAGATGATGCTTTCTAAGTCATTGAGTTGTTTGTAAAGGTGCCAGTCGTAGTCGTTCTGCAAGCGTTCCATAATCTCGCGCCGTCTGTCGTATTGCTCGCAAGTCATCTGGAGCAGGTGGACATCTATCGCACCGATCCAAGGCAGAGCGTATTTGTAGACATCATCCCAGAGCTGCAAGCCGTCTTGACCGAGTTCTCGGACTGGTTGGCGCTGTCCAGGCGCGATTGTGGCCAATTCGCCTTCTTTCGGCAAAATCTGATGACCAGGGTTGCCTAGTAAGCGTTTTTGCTCAATCGGCTTGGCTGGGTTTGGCATAGGGCATCCCTTCCTTTGTTTTCAAGGCTATCAGAAAACTTTTGAACCTAGGAGCTTTACAGAAGTG